AAGAGTTACTCCAACGCCTTCGCCTAGAGGACGAAGTAACTCTTCTCGAATTGCTGGAAGTGGACTCGGACATGCTTGTGGATGCTTTCCATGAGCATGTCCTTGACAACTTGAGCCGCATTGCGCGTCACTATGAAGAATAAGCGTTTCGATCAAGAGAAAGAACGTGTCTTCGGTAAGAAGAAATACCTAGTCAGACGCATCGAAGAAGAAGAAGCAGAAGAACAAATCAAAGAATACGAGCCAGAAGAAGAGGATTATATTGACAACGACAAAGCGGTTCAGAACAACCTTCGGTGAGAATGTCTTCCGATTCAAGTACGCCCAAGGACCCTCCGATACATGGGATCAATTGGCAGATAGGGTGGTTGAAGACGTCTGTGGAACTAGGTGGGGCACTCAACACGCCCTCATGTCAGCAGGTGATCGAGGAGAGCTTGCTGAGCATATTAAACATATGCGATTTCTACCCGGAGGTCGCTACCTGTACTATGCAGGAAGACCCTATAAGGCGTACAATAACTGTTACCTTCTCCGGGCAGAGGAAGATACCCGAGAAGAATGGTCAGCAGTAACATGGCGGGCAATGTCCTGTCTAATGACAGGAGGCGGAATTGGCATCGACTACAGTAGACTTCGCGGAGCTGGAAAGGCTTTATCAAGAACTGGTGGTACAGCTTCTGGCCCTATCCCCCTCATGTTTGCAATCAATGAAATCGGACGGAATGTTATGCAGGGAGGAAGCCGACGTTCTGCGATTTATGCAAGCCTCAATTGGCAACATGCAGACATATCTGATTTCCTTAAATCAAAAAATTGGTCAGAAGTTATCCGAGAGCAAAAGGCGAAAGATTTCAATTTTCCCGCCCCTCTAGATATGACCAACATCAGCGTCAACTATGACGACGCTGCTATTGGTAATTACTTACACGAGCCGACTGTGGCGGCACAGCAGCTTGCTGCTAATTCGGTCTTTTTACAAAATGTAAGGCAGGCTCTGAAAACAGGGGAGCCCGGCTTCTCGTTTAACTTTGGTGATAAACAGAATGAAACTCTTCGCAACGCATGCACCGAAGTTACATCTGAGGATGACTCTGACGTATGCAATCTTGGCTCAGTCAATCTGGGCAATATTGACAGTCTGGAGCAATTCAAAGATGTTGTCCATCTCGCGTCTAAGTTCCTCGTGTGTGGAACTCTCCGCGCTGATCTACCCTACGAGAAGGTATACAAAGTCAGGGAAAAGAATCGACGTTTGGGGTTGGGCCTCATGGGTATCCACGAATGGCTTCTCAAGCGCAACTACAGATACGAAGTAAATGAAGCACTATCATCGTGGTTGGGAACCTACCGAACCGAATCTGAGGCGGCTGCCAATGCGCATTGCGAACGTTACTACATCAGTAGGCCTGTTGCGTACCGCGCTATCGCACCCACAGGTTCTATCGGAATCCTCGCTGGCACAACTACGGGAATTGAGCCTGCGTTTGCAACGGCTTACAAGCGTCGTTTCCTCACTGACGGAACCAAATGGCGTTATCAATTTGTTGTTGATGGAACAGCAGCGGCGCTCGTCGAGCAAGGAATCAATCCCGCTGACATCGAAACCTCAATCGACCTAGCCTATGATCCTGAAAGGCGCATCAAGTTCCAAGCGGACGTACAGGACTTCGTGGACATGTCAATTTCAAGTACCATCAACCTTCCCTCTTGGGGAACTAAGGGAAATAATGAGGGACTTGTCGGAAGTTTTGCAAACACACTTGCAAGATACGCTGGACGCCTCCGTGGGTTCACCTGCTATCCAGATGGAGCTAGAGGCGGTCAGCCGCTAACGGCAGTGGACTACGAAGATGCCATCAAACACAAGGACACAATCTTTGAAGAAACAGACGTATGTGAGTACACCGGGCATGGCGGTAGCTGTGGTGTTTAATGAAACTCAAGCAAGTTGATTTCAAAGAACAGGAGTTTGCTCTCCGCTATCTCCATAGGGAAACCCTCCCTTTGGACGATATGGAGGAACATGGAGAAAACGATATATGGGTAATCCTTTACGACCTGACTCTGCCAGTAGCCTTCGGCTGCATTCGGCCTCTTCCGAAGGCCGAGGACGGGAGTCAGAATTGGTATCTCAGCCGCGTCGGGGTACTGGATCGCTACCGGGGGAAAAGGATTCAGGCACGTATTATGAGATACCTGTGCTCGACGGTGAAGAAGATGGGAGTGAAGAGGGTAGTTAGTGACTGCACCACAGAAAATGTTGCTTCTGCCAACAGCTTCATCCGATGCGGATGGAAAGTCTTTGATCCCATCTACAGGTGGGGACTCCCAACCGCCATATATTGGGAGAAAGAACTCTGAAACGCATATTTGGGGTTGGTGGTACTTTACTGCTCCATACAATAGTTCTGGCGACAGCAGTATCGTGCGGTCGTATCCCATTACCTATTGAAAAGAAACCCGAGAAAACAGAAGAGGCGCCAATGATGACGCCTCGTGTGCTGGTAGGACGGGATGCAGAAGGACTAGGCCTAGCCTGTACGGATAAATATGACGGTATTGGTATTCATATCAATTATGGCAGTGGTGAGATTGTCGATGTGGGCCACGGAACACCAGCCGAGAAAGCGGGCCTTAAACCGGGAGATATTCTTCTTGATCCTGATGCTCTTGGCCCTAACCGTTTTGAGCCCAACACTTTAATGAAGGTGCCCATCCAACGTGGAGACAAGAAGCTTATCATCATCATCCCCATTGGGGTGATTTGTACAGAATGAGAAAGGGCCCCGAAGGGCCCTTTTTATTGTGTGAACAAACTCTGTTCTCGGAGTCGTCGGCTGTGTAAGCCGGGGATCACCTGACCCCCTGCCTTGTCCCATCGTGGAAACTCCGCTGCTGCTCCTGAGTAGTCACCAGCATTCAGCTTCTTCAACATGGTGGAATTCTGGAATGCCTGAATCCCTATGTTGTAAACAAACGACACTAGTGCGTCATATTGGTTCTGCCGAAGTGGCGCTCGAACCGATCTATTAATGGCCGTTTGGACCGAGGCCGTATCAGCGGTGAGCCAAAGCTCCGCCTCGTTCTGTGTACACGTTTGCCCTGCTTCAACAGGCTTACCGTAGATTCGGGTTGTACCGTAACCAACGGTCCACACTCCAACTGAGTCTCTGTAAGCTTTATCACGGAAACCCTCCGCATCCTTAAGGAACTCTATACCATTATGACTAATCTGCATTGTTGTACTTCCGGCTACGATCATAGTTCTTGTAGCGATAAATCGACTTTAACGAGCCATCAGGAATCCCCTGTAGACGTTGCTGCTTATTCAGAGCCATGTTCTCAGCCTCAGACACTACACGAGAAATTAGTTGCTGTGGGTCACCCTCTCGCTGAATATACTTCTGAACGAGATTGTTGCCCTGTAAAGTTAGCGCGCCCTGACGAGCAAACAAGCCCTGCGCATGTAGCTCCTGTGCTTGCTTCTCAATGGCCTTCTGATCTTCCAGCTTCGACTGTTGTCTCCGAAGGTCATTGTATTGACTATTCCCTAGATTACCCTGCCGAAGCGAAGTGAAACCATACTTGTTAGCCGTGATATCCGCAGGAGTACGATCATTACCGGGGAGAGCATCTTGACCCATAAGCCGGTTAGTCTTGGGATCATTCATGAGCCATTCGCGCACGTTATGGTGAACAGGCCCACCGGGCATAAGTTCGAGGGCAAGATTCTTGAAGTCTATGGGACCATTACCTGCACCCCCGAGATTCTTAGCCGCTTGGACCGCGCGCTCGCCGATTTTCTCGATCTTAGCGCCGAAGGGACCCACGACAGCCTGCAAGGGGTTGTCAGGAATGAATCCGTTGACGTTAACCCGACCAGCAAGGTCGAGGCCAGTGTAGGCAGAAAGTGCCCCGCTCTTGATAACCTCGGAGTTGGTGTTGGGATCGAGCAACAGTTCCCGAATGGAACGACGATTCCCTGCCATCCCGGTGATATACTTAACGATGGAGTCAGCATCGTCGTAACCGTATATCCCCCTGACGCCAGCCAGAGCGAAGTTGATTGCGGCGAAGGTGGCTAGAGGAGCTAGGTTGCCCTTTGCTCCGCCCTTAATGAGACGACCAGCCTGTGCATAGGCACCGTGCTTGAACGTGCTCAGGGAGCCGGTGAGCTTACCTAGTTGACCTAAGTCGCTATAAATCATAGGCTTCTCACGGGGCGAATAGTTAATCATCGCCTCGTCTGTAGCATTAAGCGCAGCACGTAGCTTCTGCTCCATCGTCAGATGGGGCACGTTGTCTAGTAGTCTGAACAGCGTGAAGAACGTGAACGGACGAGTGGACACTTCCGGGATAGTGCGGTTGATGTCGATAGCCTTATCGGCTACCCGTGCTGAGGCAGACTGCTCGGTTTGCTTAATCTCTTGGAATTCTGAGAAGTGGCTCATGCCATTCTCTGAGGCAAAATCCATCATGGCCCGCGTGACAGGATCACGTTGGGCCTTTTCTTTTGTCCACATTTCCTTGAGGAACGCACCTTGGTCTGCAATGCCACGAGCCTGTGCGGCACCTACGTCAGTGAGCGGTAGGTTGAATTGCTTGGCAATGTTTACAAATTGTGGAACCGACATAGCCGGGACCTGTAGCATCTGTACGATGCTGTGCCCGATGTTGCCTGCACCCATGAGAAGCTGGCCTGTACGCTTAGTGGATTGGTCCACTAGTCCTCGGATGTAGGACGGACCCACGCCTAGCGCACGCGGGAGCGTGTCTAGCAACGTATCCATAGCCCTGCCGAAGTCGCTCACTGAGCGGCCTGACAGATGGTTCACATACTTGTCCAGATAGCTCTTGACATTAGGCATGTTGAGGTCAGGACTATTGAGCAGACTCTTAAGCTGAGTCTCAGCCGGGAGGTTGGTATGCGAGCGCATGCCCTCGTCCCAATATTGCTTGTAGGCTGTCATAGCCTCATTGGTGTTCTCGGTGGCATTTCTCCAAGGCTTGTTGCCTTCGGAACCGAACACCGGATTCCCACCTTCCTTCTTGCCTAAGGCGTGATTAGACGCGCCATACATCTTGTCGGCGTTCTGTGCAATGAGCTTGTTAACAGCATCCTGTAGGTCGGCAAACTTAGGGTCGTTCTTAGCCAGCACCTGAGCAAGCTCAGACATAGCCACACTGTTAGGACCACGCGCAAGGCCCGCTAGGCCTTTGCGTCCTAAGAACTCAAAGGTAGCGGCCGGGTATTGTTTCTTTAGGTCCTCAATAACTCTGTTATGAATCCAGCGTGTGTTGGTGCCTACGTAGCCAATGACGTTGCCGTCCTTGTCTCTGACCATAGTTTTGTAGTCGCCAGTGAAGATGCCGGGGAAGTGACCGGGTTGTTCGTCAACAGCCGGTAGACCAGCTTGCTGACGCTTCTCGTTCCAAACCTCTAGCTTCTTCTGCTCCATGTCCTTAACATGTTGAAGGACATCTATTTGCTTTTCAGAAAGACCAGCGTCCCTGAGCTTCTCAGGACTAAACCATTCCTGTGCCCTGTCCTGCTTGTGCAGGACGGCCATAACGTCGTTACGTTGGTCAGCAGTGAGAAGCTGCCACTTCTTAGCTAGGCCATCAGGGCCTGTAATGTATTGCTCGGACAGGACGTTAGCCTCTGTCTCTGCCTTACGGAAGGCTTGGCGTGCAAACTTAATCACCGGGTTGTTACTAGACAGCGCCGCTGAGTTGAGGCCTGAGGTAACGGTCTTGTTGCGGAAGGCTGTGACAGGACCAATGTCCTTGGCATTCTGAGCCGCTGCTAGAGCTTGCTCAGGAGTAGTAATTGTGTCCACATAGGGATTGCCAAGAATTTTGTTAGCGACGTTCTTCTTGGCTAAGGCATCTACTTCGCCTCTGGCTGCAATGACAGCCGGATCGTCCTTGGTAAGCTTGGCTACAGGGGACGGAGTTGAGCCCGGCCCTAGATCAATAGCGCCGCGTTGAGCCTTAGGAATTACACCGTTTGTAGCGAAGCCGTGCTTCTCCCATCGTGCCCACATAGCTTGGCCCTCAGGAGTTTGAGCACCTGAGGCAACAATGTCGTTCCCCATTTCCGAGACAAACTTGTACATTTCCGACGCGAGGCCTTTGTACTTACTCGGGGTAGTGGGAGCCAGCCTGTCTGCGTCAGGCATGTTGGTAAGCTTGTTAGGATCGGTAGTAACCCATTGAGCCTCTAGATTGTGCGTAGGCTCAGGTGGGCGTGCCCACATGTCCTGACTAAAACCTGCCTCAGCAATACGCTTGCCTTGGGGATCGTAGGCTAGAACAACAGGGCCCTTCTGACTGCCACGCATAACGAGGCGAATGCCATCGTCTAGTTCCTTCCCCACCTTGAAGAGTGGGTCGAACATATCCATATTGATAGCACCACGCTGCCCTTGGGGCACGCCTAGTGGCTCACTGCCATAGACATCACCGGCCCCTAACATGGGGCCGTTTGCTTCTTGAATGGCATTGCCCATGTCGTTGACATGAGGCTGGTTAACATTTACATTCTGTAAACCTTCTACTTGCGTTTCAGGCATTCCAGAGCGAACAGGAATACCATTTTCATCAATAGGCCACTCGTTACCACGAGGAACAGTAAGACGGCCATCAGGAGTAGAACGAGGGATGCTGCCATCCGGAGGAACGTTCTCATAGGTAATGTCCTCAGTTGATCGACGTAGACCTTCTAGGGCTGCTGGTGATCCAGCAACACCCTCTGAGTTCACAGCAATGGGGCTCTGCCCCTCACGGATGCGTGCATCCTGTGCAATGGCCTGTGTTACCGCTGCACGATTCTTCCAGAAGTCTAAAGGCACTGCTTCATAGCCATCAGGAACCTTGGCAGCCGTGGCTGTAGGTTCCAGACGAGTCATATCAACTCCACCCGGCTTAGGGGGAGCGTAGCGAGGAGCCGTCCTAGCAGGAGGCATGGTGTGAGCCACTGCTCCAACAGGAATTAGATTGTTCAATATATCCGCAGCCGAGTCGGTCATTCGCTGACCCATTTCGGTGCGGGGTTCATATGTGTAGTCGTGGGCAATCTGACCAGCAATGGCAGGAGTGCCCGGCTTGCTTCTATCGGGAGAAGCTAGGGCTGCAATCGAGGCAGCAACTGTGGCGGGTACAGACGTAGCTAAGCTAAGGGCAGCCTCACCGGCTCCCTTAACATATTCACCGAAGTCGTCTACCCCTTTAGGCTCTTGATAGGTGCCAGCGCGTGGCACAGGGATG